AATGCACTACCTGTATCTATACCTGTTAATTGTGAACCATCACCTAAATAAGTACTTGCACTTACATTACCTTGTACATCTAAATTTTGATGTGAAAAATTTCTTGATTCTGAGATAGTAAATTTAGGTATATTAAATCTTCTAAACAATAAGTTATCACTTGTCTGTGTGCCTATTATACCACCACCTGCAATTTCACTTGCTATAATTTCTATTTCAGCTACTCCTCCATCTCTTGAAAATCTACCATCTCTAACACGTAAATCTCCACTTGCACTTATTTCTGCATCTACTGTTAAATTACCATCTCTATCTACCTCAAATACATTATTACCACTTACATCATTACCTTGAAATAAATTTAAATCATAATTTGGTTCTGCCTCAACATGAACCATTGCTGATGCTGTATAATATTGTGTGAACCCAAACCCTTTACTTTGGTTTAAGTTAATTGCTAAAGATCCAGATTTACCTACTCTAAAAGGTATTGAAGCATCGTTTCCTGTACCTGTACTATCATCTTGGATTTGGAAATATTGATTATTTGGATTTCTTAAATAACCATCTCCACCAGAAACTACTGAACCTGATACTACAAGTCTCATACCTGAGGCTTGGTTGTATAAACCATCAATTCTTTGATATCCTGTTGCTGTAGAGTTTAGGAAAAATTGTTGTTTTGCGTATGTACCATCAGATATAAATTGACCTCCAATTTGAGCCATATAATACTTATAGAAAGGTCTAGTGTTAGAACCTATAAAAGGTGAAGAATTAACACCTGTTGTTATTGCTTCTATTCCTCCAGGTTTAAACTTAATACTTCCTGTATATACTGATGTATCACTAGCATATACTTGACCATCACTTTGGATTTTTAAATTGTTAGATTCACCATCATTTGCTGATAATACAATTTTTGCGACTGAGGATCTACCTTCTATTTCTAATGTTGGATCACCGTCATCAAATGTAAAATCTAATCTACCCTTTTGGTCTTTATCTGTTTCAGTTATAGTAAATGCTGAACCTGAAGGGATAGCTATATCTACTGAACCTGATACTTGTAATGAACCTGTTGATATTATATTACCTTTTACATCTAATGTTACATCAGATGAACCTGACATTACTAATGTATTTGTACCTGCTGTATGTCTAAAAGATACTAAATCTGGGTATGGGGAAGCATTAGTACCAAATGAAATTTTCTTTCCATTAAATAAATAAAGATCAGCCCATCTTCTATTATAGAACCCTAAAGGAATTGCTCCTGTTGTGTCTATAGGTTTAAATTCAGTTGTAAATTGAACACCATAAGTAGTAGCACCTGAAATATATTTTATGAAACCATTACTATTTAAAAGTAATCCATTTCCTGTTTGGTTTGTTTTTAGATGTAGTGAACTTGTAGTAGTCCTTGAAGCAATTTCTAATATGGGATTACCTTGGTCAAATTTAAAATTTAATCTATTTTGTTGATCTATATCTGGTTCATGGATAGTAAAAACTGAACCTGAGGGCATTGTTATGTCAACTGGAGAATTAATCTTTAAACCATTATCTGGGGAAATAGATGCTGATACACTTCCACTTATAATTTGGTATGCATCTGGAATAGATCCTGAAAACGAACCACTAAATACTCCGGCACCATTTCCAAAGAAACTTCCTGTGAATGAACCTGTAAATGGACCATTACCAGATTGTGCTAATGAGGCGGTATCTGCATATGAAGAGGATACTTCTTTTACAATTTCATGTGAAGCTGAGACTGCATATTCAGCGTATGAAGCTGATGTAGCAAAATCAGAATGTGAAGATGATAAAGCATAACTTGCTGAGATTGATGAACCGCCACCTTCTCCACCTCCTGAGTTGACTCTTATACTACTATCTACAAATCTTACTTTACTCATTGAATTCTTTTTTTAGTATGTTTATAAATATTAACCATTTGATATAGTTGGTACTCCTCCATCATTCCATATTACACCTTTTACTAAAGGATCTGATGTTGGTAAATCACTTAAAGAAGTGTACAATGGTGGTGTTGGATCATTTGGAAAACTAACTGGTGATGTTCCTAAACTTACTCTACCTGTTGGGTTGTTTCTAGTTCTACCATCTGGTGTTGTTGTTGGATCTGCTTCGTATCTTTCATCACTAGAATCTGTCTCCATTTGAAATACAATTTTTGATTTTTCATTATATTTCTTTACAGCTTCCATATCCTTTTGTATTACTTCAGGAATTATATAACCATACATTTTTATATCAAATGTACCTCTTACTAATCTTTCTTGACTTTGTTGTAATTCTGTTACTGTTGTAAAATTGTCTATTCGAGCCCTAAATTTAAAACGTTCAGGATTACCCCAATATGAATCAGAAGCATAATTTATTGCCTCAATAATTTTATTTAGTTGTTCTACATAATAAGTTTGAACTATACAAGTATAAGTTAAATTAACCCAGTCTGGTATAACATTTGTTATAAATTGTTTAGTTGGTACTCTATTATTAAGTAAATTGAAATTACTGTAGAAATTTTTATCATTATATGATTTCTGCCATGAAGTATATAAATTAGGAGAGTTAGCATCTAATTTTCTTGATAATGTTCTATTTTTTTCAATTGAATTTCTTTTGAACATTATAATAGGATTCATTATAGCTCCTTTTTTATCTCGGTAATATCCATCTTTTTGTACTGATTTCCATCTCTCAGGTGAACCATATATAATTGGTACTGCTATCCTTTCTCCATTCTGAACTACTGAAGGTTGAATAACATTTTGAAAATAATACATTATAGACTCATCTATATCTTGTATTCCTATTGAAAATGGTTTAACTGTGTCTCCTTTAAAAGACATCTTAGTAGACCTATTAAATGGGATATTTGCTTGATTATTTGGATTAAATTGTCCTCCTTCAGCAGCATCATTAGGATTGCCATATTCTGATGAAGATGGTGTTTGTAAATCCTTAGATATCTCTTTTTGAGATTTAGGTACTGGTTTTCTATAATTTTTAGCCATTAATTCTTCCTTTCTCTATTTGCACCTTGTCTACTGGTGTGTAATGAGTTTTACATATGATAGATAAATCACTACCAAAGTTTTCTAGTCCTGGATTTATTGGATTTTCAGCATAATTATAATCTGGGTCTTTACCCATGAAGTATTGGTTACCTACAACATCATCTACTTCATAATATCCTCCATAATACATTATTATATCTCCTACTTCAGGAACTAGGTCAGCTCCAAAATAATCTCCTTGGTCAAAATCTTTGTTAAAGTCTAAATTTCTTTGCAGTAAATCATCGCGTAAAAACTTGAAATCAACATTTCTATAATATTGCACACCAAGTTCATCATCCGGGTATGATTGCGGTTCATGTGATATTAAACAACTTAATATAACACCTCTATAATAATATTTTGAACCTGCGGATTCACCATAAAGATTAACTTTAGTTTCATCTAATTTAAATTTATAGTAAACACATTCTTGGGATATAATGTTACCCATTAATTCCCTATTCACATGTCTAAATAAGCTTATATCTCTTTTTCCTCCGTATAAAGCCATATTATCCTATAAAAATGGTATAAGGTACCTTGTTAAGTTCTTTTTCTAAGTAATCACCTTCTTGTGATCTTCTTTCTAATAATTTATCTCTTGATGTTTCATCAAAATATGCTCTTAATCTTTCGATTAAAGCATTTCTATCAGCTGTAGCTGATGATAATAAATCTGCTTGGTTTAATGTAACATCTGAGTCTGGTATTGGAATTGTTGAGTATTTTCCTCTAACATATCCTAAAATTTCTTTTGCAATTGCTAATGTCATTTCAAAAATCCATTGTCTACCTATTGAGTTAATTAAGTCATAATTTGGGTTTTCAAATGGTACTTCAGATACGTTTGTTATTTTATTTGTACCATTACTATATGGATTAGCTCTTTCTGATTTTTTAATATATTCAAACCATAAGTATCCTTTACTTTGAGGAATAGGGAATACTTTTAAGTTATTATTTACTAATTCAAATGAATAATTTGATCTTCTGATAGTGTCATTAAATTCTATGGCTTGCATTACCTGCATATCATAATTGATAGGCATCATTAAGAAGTTAATAGCAGGTGAGTAACTACCCCAACCAAATGAATCCATTAAATCAATCATTCCTGTACCTGTACCTGCATATGGATCAAAATATCTTGTAATTGCAGGAGGTGCTTCATAAAATATTCTTTTTATTTCTATTGAATCATTTGCTTCTAAACTGGCACTAGCTGCAGCCCAAGCATTCATATCATAAGTCTGTTTTCCATTTGTTAAAGGTAATGAACCTGAGTACCATGTTACATTTCCACCTACTCCTGCTTCTTCACCATATTGTTCTGATATGTCAACTATATTAGATAAAGTTGGTGATATGATTTGTCCATTTGCTTCTGTTATTGATGATGCTCCTTGTAATGATAAATAATTTTCTCTTACTTTATAAGCATATAATTCATTTCCATATATAGTGACTGCTTCTTCAAAAGCTGTATAAAATGATCCTGATTGTAATTCTACATCAGCTAAAGGGTAGCCTAACCTCCTAGCACAAAAATCTGCTACTTTATCTGCATCTGTTTTGAATGAAATTTGTTGGTCATAAAAACCAAATGGAGTTTGACCTGCTGCGAAAGTGGATGTTCCTGTCCAAATAGGTATATTCATAATATTTTAAATTAAGTAGTTGCTATAAAATACTCCACTTTAGCACTACCACTATATGGTTCTACTGATACTGACATTATATT